GTGACTATGAAGATGGTCCAACCTACTGCTTAAATGTTGATTCACAAGGATATGGAGATCTGTATCAGAGGTCTTGGACTGCTGGATGTCCAGATGTATTTTTTGGAAGAAGTTTTTGTGGAACAACATCAACTACAACACAGGCAACACAGGCTACACAGGCAACAACAGCAGAATGTGTTTATAATGGAGAAGTAACAATTGTTCCTTGCGGATATAATAATTGTGTTTATAGTAATTGCGGAGAATTCTTAGGTTACACTTCTACATGATATACTTTAAATGGAGGCTCTTAATTGGAAATAAATAGACGTTTGTATTTTTTACATATACCAAAAACTGGCGGTATATCGGTAACTTCTCAAATCAGGAATACCCTAAATAAAAACAGTATTCCTGCGTACCCTCCATCTTCACCACCTCATGACGATATTTTTAATAACTATGTATATATTCAGGCACACCTAGCAAACTATCCACTAGATAAAACATCCAATCTTGATGTAGCAACATTGCTACGAAATCCAGTAGATAGATCAATTAGCAACTTTTTGTTTATGTACAAAAACAATAGTTCTTTTGTAGAAAGATATTCTACTATTGATTCGATGATAAACAAGTTACGATTCTATTTGTTTGAGGATGAAGAGTACTCTTATCATAGAAACATACAGTCTAAGTTTATATGCGGATCACCAGAAAATAACTATTACAAAGATAACAGTTTTACGCTAGAATCTTTAGTTAATAAAAGATCAAAAAATTGGTTTTTAGAGAATAATACGCCATCGCTACAGCAGTCTTTAGATAAGATAAATTCATTTACTATTGTTGGAACAACAGAAAAAATTAATCTTTTTACAAGCAAAGTTAGTGATTGGTTTTTAAATAACTATGGGCTGCCTATACCGTTTGACAACAACTTAATAGTAAATTATTCATCTATTCTTTATGACGGGATTGAGTATAATACACAAACACTAAAAGATATGCTTGGTGACTTAGATATTGAGAAAGTCTTGGAAAACAACCTAATTGATTTTGAACTACACGATCACTTATATAACAGGGAGTAACCATGTCTGATAAAGAAAATTTACTTGCTAGATATAAAAAAAATCTTGGAGAAACAAGACCTTGGGATTTAATTAATCCAAACACCAGTTTTTTGGAGGTAGAGGATGCTAACAAAAGGTTTGCTATATGTCAAATGTGTCCAGAGTTTGTTTCGCTTACAACACAGTGCAAGAAGTGTGGTTGTGTTATGAAACTTAAAACTAAATTAGAAAAGGCTACCTGCCCATTACAAAAGTGGTAGAAATAATAAATGGAAAAGATATTTGTATCTATAGCATCCTATAGAGATGAAGAGTTGTTAGATACTGTTTTTTCTATTTTAAGACAGTCTGAAAATCCTCAAAGATTATTTTTATCTATATTTTCTCAAGATAGCAAACACCCAAAGTTGGAAGATATATTTTCTTTATTTGATGTCAAAGACTATAATTATGAAAGAGTTCATTATGATGACGCCAAGGGAGTAGGGTACGCTAGGTATAAAACTCAAATCCCTTTAAATAAAACATACAAGTATTATTTTCAAGTAGATAGCCATACACAGTTTATAAAAAACTGGGACACAGTATTGATTGATGATTATGAAAGGTGTGTTTCAGTTTGGGGAGATTCAATTCTTACGGCATATCCAGGAACGTATGAATACACAGAAACAGGAAATATTAGGCTTGCATCTTCTCTTACTCCAACATGCTTGAGAGTACAAGATGTTGATGGCCAAGGTCCCACTAGGTATGAAGCAAAATATAAGCATTACTTTGGACAGGATATGGGAGAATTCCATGGGTTTTTTTGTGGAGGAATGGCTTTTGGATACACAAAACATTTCTTAGAGGTTCCATATGATCCTAATATTTATTTTAATGGAGAAGAGCAAACTATGTCTATTAGGTTTTACTGTAAGGACATTAAATTAATCGCTCCACCAAAAAATTATTGCTTTCATCACTATACTGGTAAAAAAAGAATAAGGCATTGGGAAAATAACGAGGCATGGAAAAAGTACGACGAGTCTGGAATAAACAGACTAAATGATTTCTTTGAATACAAACTAAATGACATATATGGTATCTCTGATATAGAAAAATACCATATGTGGCAATTTTGCTTTATAACACCAAGGGAGAGTTAGGAAGATGGAAATGATAAAAAAAGAATTAGCACCAGGAATAGTCGTATATGAAAATATTTTAACTAATTCCTCTGACATAATTAATGAGTTAGAATTAAATGTTTCTGATAAAACACTTAACTGGAAGCAAACAAGTGTAAAGGCTGACAATAAAATATCTGTAGACCCTAAGTATAGAGACACAAATTTTATATTTGTGAACTACCTAAAGTCTATAAAGGAGTCTCCAAAAACCCCTGCAGATTTTGCAAAAGCAACCTTGTCTGAATATTTCTATAGCGCATTTACAGAGTGTGAACTTGATTATGGATATGATTATAGGTTCATGCAATCTGAGCACGATGGGTATAGTATTTTAAGGTATTCGGAAGGCCAACAATTTAAGGATCATGTTGATGATGCACCAGCCCTACACAGAAGAGTTTCAACAGTTTTTTACATGAATGATGACTATACGGGTGGAGAGATAGAGTTTCCTAGATTTAATCTTAAGATCAAGCCACAGAAGCATCAACTTTTAATATTTCCATCTACTTATGTTTATAACCATATTGTTCATCCTGTTTTGTCTGGTACCAGGTATTCAGTTGTTAGTTGGATAAAATAAAAAACCCCTACTTTTACAGTAGAGGCTTTTTATTGTGTAGAACTTTAGTTGGGAAATTTACTCATCCACTCTTTTGTGCGTGGCGTTATGCCCTTCCAGGCTGACCAGTCTTCCCCACTATTTGACATGTGAAATGCAATCTGTGCATTTATGACGGGGTTTAATAAATCTGAATTCGAGACAAGGTTAAACTTCTCTCTACGATCAGGACCAAGCCTTCCAATCATATTAATCTGAAACATACCATAGGAACTGTCTCCAGTTTTGGTATTTCCATTAAATCTGATTGGTTGCCCATTAGATTCTTTTTTGGCTATTGCCCAAGCCTCCTTTAAATTGTTGCCCCTAAAGCCAACAAGGTATAAAAGTTCCTTGAGTTCACCATCGGTTAGAGAACCCTTATTTTCAAACTTTTTTAATTTTTCCTCTGTAGAAACCAAAAAAACCTCTTTCGAGGCTTGGTCTTCAGCAACTACTATTTCAGTACTTAAATTGTTGCGTTCACTAGCATTGGCACCGTTAAGACCCTGTGCTGCCATTACTATAATCGTGAGTATTCCGATGAGTTTTTGTTTATCTTGTATTACGTTCATCTGTTCCTCCTTAGAAACGAAAAACCCTTTTCAGGGTTGTTACTACTAAGTATAACATAATTTTGATCAAAAGGTCAAGTTTATGACAAAATAAATACTTAGGTATTTTAAAAGTGGTATAATGAAATATTATGGCATCAGGTAATACTAACGACGGTATATTTAATTTACCATTTCCAGTACCAGAAGATCCAGTAAATGTCCACAAGGACATCGAAGCACTTGCTGATAGGCTAAAGATTGTTCTGCCACCACTGGGAATATCAGCATTTCAGTTAAGCGTAATAAATAAAAGCGGTCAGTCGTTAAGCGCAGGTCATCCTGTATATATAACTGGATACTCAACAAAACCAGAAATATCTTATGCCACCCAATCAACAGTTGGTCCAATTTTAGGTTTATTAAAGCAGTCACTAGCAAACAATGCTGAAGGAATAGTTGTGGTTGCTGGAGTTATGGAAAATATTAATTTAAGTTCTGGTGGCTATGTAAATGGTAATCCAGTTTATGTTGGAGTATCTGGTGGACTTACTGGAACTAGACCAGCAACTGGAAATGCAACTGCTGTTGGAGTTGTAGCAGCAACAGGCACCAATGGAATTTTAATTGTTCAAGCAAAAGGCAACGGGACCTGGCAAGCACTTAAAGATGGACTATCTTAGGCGTGGTATAATTTTACAATGGCAACTTTAAGAGGATCTCAATCATCATACGACATAGGAAATAAACCTCCCACAGTTCTTTGGACTGTTGTTCGTGGAGATACATCTGGCTTTAAAGTTTATGTAACTGATGATGCAAAAGAACCTTTGATTTTAAAAGGTGAGGAATCAGAGTGGTCAATTACCATGAAGATTAAGAGACCTAACTCAACTCCTGGAGTAATTACAGACGATGCAACACTTGTCTTGTCTTTAACTCCAGTCGCAGATGAAGACGACCTGGTTGGAGAATTTACAGTTTGGCTTACAGCAGAAGAATCAGTGCAACTTGAAACAGGAGACATCTTTGATATTCAGGTATCAGACCCAACAAGAGTATGGACAGTTTGCCAGGGTAGCATGAAGATCCTTGAAGATGTAACAGATTAATGGCAACAGCATTAATACTTGATAAACTTAATGGAAAAACAAAACAAATATTTCCTATTGACTACCCAATAATTCAGGTAGAAGGCTTTACAAGAAATACTTTAGTTACAGAAATACTTCCTTTTAGAGTTAAGTTTTCAGCAATTCAAATACAGGCAATAGGTCTTGGAAATACTCCAGGAATTAGTTTACAGGTTATTGGATATAGTAACTATATTCTTTAATTATATTATTAAAAGGGGTGTTATAATTACAACATGGCTAAAATATCAATACCAGCGGTAAAGGCAAAGTTCCAAACTGGTGATCGCCCATCACAGGCAGATTACGAAGATTTAATTGACACACTTGCAGGAGCAGGAAATGATCTTGGTTCAGCAGGTAACAATAGCGAAAACACAATCTCTGGAATAGAGAATGTAACGGTAATCGATAATTTTGATGCCACAGAATGGCGCATGGTAAAGTACCTTGTGTCTATTGCAAAAACATCAGCAGGGGACAATAAGTTCTATGCTACAGAGTTAACAATTCTTGTTGACGGTACAAATGTAAATGTCAGCGAATACGGAACAATCGACAATGATGGGAATATTGGCACCATTAATGTCTCTCGCACTGGAAATACCGTGGCTTTAACAGTCACTCCAGATCCTGCGATCAAGCCAGTCACTGTACGATTCGCTCGTATGGGACTTAAGGCATAATAAAAGGAGATATAAAAAATGGCAACAGTAAATAAAGATTTTAAGATTAAGAGTGGACTCGTCGTTGAAGGCCTACAAGGTACAATCAATGGTGAAGTAATTCTTACAGAAAACGCAGGAGATCAATACATCCTTGACCTGATTGGCGGAGAAACATTAGTCAAGTCCGTATCAAACGAATTTGATGTTTCAGCAGGTGGAGAACTTTCACTTGATCGTGAAACAGTAGATGCTTACTATGATGCAGCAGGTTCTGCAGACGCAGCCGAGACAGCAGCAATCGCACACACTGATGCTCGTGAAACAGCAATCACAACTGCTTACGAGTCATACGCTGACACAGCAGAAGCAGATGCAATTTCTACAGCAGCATCAGATGCAACTTCAAAGGCAAATGCAGCACAGGCTGCAGCAGAAGCAACCGCTTCAGCAGACGCAACTTCAAAGGCTAACGCTGCACAGGCTGCAGCAGAGGCCACAGCAGCAGCAGATGCAACTTCAAAGGCAAACGCAGCGCAGGCAGCAGCAGAGCAGCATGCAGATGACGCAATTGCAGCACTTGTAGATTCAGCACCAGAAACTCTTGATACACTCAATGAGTTGGCAGCAGCACTTCAGGATAATCCAGATATTATTTCTGATCTTCAAGGAATCGCAGCAGGAAAGCAAAATATACTAACACCAGGTGCAAACATTGATATCACATCAGATACAATCTCTGTAACTGGTCTTGTAGCAGCAGATATCTCAGACTTTGATTCTCAAGCAGTAACTGCTAACACTGGTCTATGGGATACTATTGGTGATGCAGCAGCAGCACAGGAAGCAGCAGAAGACTACGCAGATGGACTTGCAGTCAACTACGATGCAGCAGGATCTGCAGCAACAGCAGAAGCAAATGCAATCGCACATGCAGATGCACTTACAACAGATGATGTTGCAGAAGGAACAACACAGTACTTCACAGATTCTCGTGCCAAGACTTCAGCAGCAGATCTTTTGACTGGTGCAAATCTTACAAACATTACAATTACAGGAAATGGTTCAGGACTTACTATCACCGCAGAAAACGGCGTAGCAGATTCTGATACTGATGATCTAACTGAGGGTATAAATAACCTATACTTCACAGATACTCGTGCACGAGATGCGGTAGATGGAACAGATCGTTCATTTACTTCAGTTGAGTTAAACTCAGTTGCTAAGCAGATTGCAGCAACACTTGAAGCAGCAACAGCAGGAACTCAGGTTGGATATGCATTTGCTAAGGCAAGTTACCGTTCAGCAGAATTCCTTGTAAAGGTTGCTTATGGAGATCATACAGAGATCTCAAAGGTACTTCTAACTCTTGATGTTAATGATAACATTTCAATCACAGAGTACGGAGTTGTTGGAACTAATGGTTCAGCATCAACAATATCTGCAGATATCTCAGGTACAGATGTAAGACTTCTAGTCACAACCGCTAACAATAACTCAACAGTTACTGTTGTGGGAACACTACTAGTTTAATAATTGAAGGTTAGGGGGATCCTTTCAAAATCCCTCACAAAAAAAATGTGGTACAGAGGAGAAATAAATGGCAACAGTCGATAAAGACTTTAAGGTAAAGAATGGACTACAGGTTTCTCTTGGAGGATCATTTGGCGGAGCAGTCGAAGTAGGATCACCTACACAGGCAACTCATGCAGCAACCAAGGAGTATGTTGACTCTCTAACAGGCGGAATGCCAGTAGGAGATGCTGCTCCTTCTTCACCAACAAATGGACAATTATGGTTTGATACACTAACCAATAGAGTTAATGTATACAAAGATTCAGAATGGATCACTCTAGCAGCAATTGATGATACTTTGAATTTGCCACAGCACATTCACGACACAGCAATTGATGGTACTGGATTTATTGTAACTACTTTCCGTGAAGGTGGAAGTTTCAATAGTCCTCAAGGATCAAGTCTTGATGGTGGAGGACCAAGTACAACAGTATTTGCTCTTACACTTGATGGCGGGTCAGCAGTAGATAACTTCAATTAATAAATTGATGTTATAATAATATAATAATGGGCAGCACCCATAAAGGAGAATATAAATGGCAACAAGAATGCAACAGCGCAGAGGAACTGCACAGCAATGGTTAGATGCAGACCCAGTTTTAGCAGCAGGAGAAATTGGATTTGAGACAGATACTAATGAGTTCCGTATCGGCGATGGTGTGAATGTATGGTCAGATCTATCTCCATTTAAGAATTTAGAAGACCTTGGTGGATCACTTGACGATTACGTTCCAGTAGATACAAAGGGACAAGCAAATGGTGTAGCATCACTTGACTCAACAGGAAACATTCCTATGTCACAACTAGGAAACATACTTGATGGAGCACCAGACGCACTAAACACTTTGAATGAAATCGCAGATGCTTTAGATAATAATGGAACATTTGCATCAACAATCATTACTTCTATAGCAGCAAAACTTGCTCGTAGTGGTGGAGCAATGGGTGGAACACTAGATATGTCTGGTAATCCACTTACAAATGTTCCAGACCCATCAGCAAACTCTGATGCAGCAACAAAGGGATATGTTGATTCAGTAAGCAGCGGAAATGTATCATCACACAACTCAGAGACAACAAGTGTTCACGGAATTGCTAATACAGCAGATTTGGTTACATCTGCTGATATCGCTAACTTTGCTACAACATCTAGCCTTGGAACGGTAGCAACAGATGCAGATACAGCACTTACAAACCACAACCTTGCTACAACAGAAATCCATGGAATTAGCAATACTGCAAACCTAGTATATTCTGCAGATTTGTCTGAACACACAGATGCAACAACATCAGTTCATGGTATTGCAGACACTGCAGAAATTGCAACAAAGAATTATGCAGATTCAGCAGTATCAACACACAATTTAGACACTACAAATGTTCACGGTATTGCAGACACATCACTTCTTGCAACAACTGCAGATGTAGCAGCAGTTACAAAAACCACTCTAGGTCTTGGAAATGTTGACAATACTTCAGATGCAGATAAGCCAGTTTCAACAGCAACAGTTACAGCAATCGCAACAGCAAAGTCTGAGGCAATTGCAGAAGTAACAGCAGTTATTGATGGTGCTCCTGGAGCACTTAATACACTAAACGAACTTGCTGCAGCACTTGGCGATGACGCAAACTTTGCAGGAACAGTGACAACATTACTAGCAGCAAAGGTAGATTCATATACACCAATTACTCAAAAGACAGCATCTTATACTCTTTCAACATTAGATCACAGAGACGATCTAATTGAAATGGGTTCAGAATCAGCACTTACATTAACAATCCCACTAAATTCATCAATTGCTTACCCAGTTGGAACATCACTAGATATTCTTCAAACTGGTGCAGGTCAAGTAACGATTGCTGGAGCAGCAGGAGTTACCGTAAATGCAACACCAGGTCTTAAGTTGAGAACTCAGTGGTCATCTGCAACTCTTTTCAAGAGAGCAGAAAACACATGGGTTGTCTACGGCGACTTGACAGCGTAATACAAAATTCAATAAGAAATTAGGAGATTAACATGGCAGCAGGTAAGAAATCAGGCAGAAAGTCCCAAGCGTCAAATGACTTTTTGGAACCATTAGCACCAACAGGTGTTACAGCAACAAATGTAGGAACTGGACGGGCATTTAATAATGGTGCAATTACTGTATCATTTTCTCTACCAGCACTTTCTCCTGCTGCTACTTCCTTTACAGTAACGGCAAGCACAGGACAGACAGCAACTGGAGCATCTTCTCCAATTACTGTAACTGGAATTGCTTCATCCGCAACACCAACATTTACAGTAACAGCGACAAACGCTGCTGGAACTTCTGCTGCATCTGCTGCTTCATCAGCAGTTACAGTTACAACAGTTCCAGATACAGTTGGAACACCATCAGTTTCTACAGTAGCAATTGGTGGTGCTTCAGCCCAAGGTTCTGCAAATACTGCAACAGATACAGTCTCATGGTCTGCTCCAGCAAATGGTGGATCTGCAATTACTAATTACCACTGGACATCATCTGATGGAAAATCAGGGGATACAGCAAGCACATCTGTAGCAGTATCTCAAGAATCAGGAACAGCACAGACATATACAGTTTATGCTACAAATACTAATGGAAATGGTGGAAGTGGAACATCTGGTTCAATTACTTCAGCATTTTCATTTACACCATTTGGATTCACACCTTTCGGGTTTGTTCCATTCGGTGCATTTGGTGCATTCGGTGCCTTTGGAGCATTTGGTGCCTTTGGAGCATTTGGTGCCTTTGGAGCGTTTTCGTTTACACCATTTGGAGCATACAACTTTGGAGGCATTTATAGTTTTGCTCCATGGTTTGACTCAATTGAAATTAACACAAAGGTTTTAACACCACAGGGATATAAGGCTGTTGGAGAATTAGCAGTAGGAGATAAGTTGATGGCTCTTAATATTCCAAATGGAGATAATACTTCTTGGCTATCTTGGTCTGCTCAAGACTTATCACTTTCAAATGATATGTTAGTAGAAACAACAGTCATGACTCTTGAAGAAGGCGAATCAGATACATTTATTTACATAGATGGAGATCTCTTCGTTGGAACACACTACATCTTAACTAAAAAAGATGGACTAGTAAAATTTATAAGCGCTGCAGAAATAGATAATACATATGAGAGATACTCTTACTCAGATGCTGGATTTGTTCAGATTGAATTAGTAGAAGAGATTGTTTCTAGAAATAGAAAAATATCTATTAACTGCGAACCTTATGATAACTTCTTTACTGAGAACATGCTTGTGTTTGACCGTCGAGACAACTAGCGTTATAATTAGTTATGTCAAAAAACAAGTCCTCAAAAATAAAATTTATCAATACTAGTCCTAGAATGAAGGATATATTTCCAAAGCCTTCTCCAGCAATAAAAGATATACCTTCCTGGTATAAAAAAGTTGAAGGATTTTATGACTCTGACAGCACTCCTTATAACGGAAATCAAAATATAACCGTAAAAAGGTGTGTTGCATTTCTTGATATTTTATCAAGCGGTTATATGATGAAGGCACCTTTTGATATCTACATAGATACAACAGAGGGAAAGCAAGTTTTTGATATACCACAAGCAATGAGATCTTTAGGCAATCTTGGCTCTAAGATGATTATTGGTAGCCATGACATGAAACAGGTTCCTGGATATCCATTTGACAAGGATCAATACATAGAGTATTTGTTTAGAGTAAACCTTATGTGGGTTGTTGAAACAGATCCAGGATTTAGCACATTGTTTATTCAGCCACAGCATCACGATTTGAGCCCTCTCTATGCAATATCTGCAGTAATCGATACAGATGGGTTTCCATCTAATGGTCTTTTTTCCTTTTTAGTTAAAAAAGATTTTAAAGGTTTTATTGCAAAAGGAACACCACTGGTTCAAGCAATTCCATTTAAACGAACAAACTTTGAGTCAGAAATTATTGAAACAGAAGAAGGAAACGAGTATGTTAGAAAAGTAAGTTTACTTATTAGAACTGTTTTTAATTCTGGATACAAAAAGTTTTTTTGGAAAAAAAAGACATACAGATAAAATTTTTGCAAAACTCTAATCTACAACTTTAGGTAGAGTTTTCTTTTTTGTAAAACTCTGCTATACTTAACACTTAATCCGTTTTTGAAAGGACGATACATATTATGTCAGATTTTTTTAGTTTTAAACTTCCAGAAGACTTTGTAGAAAAGTACAAAGCACAAGAGAGCCCATTTGGTTTTAAAGATGCAGCAGAAAACTCACTTGGAGAAATTACTTTTATTCGTACATATTCTCGCATGAAGGAAGATGGAACTAAGGAAAGATGGCATGAGGTTTGTCGTCGTGTAATCGAGGGTATGTATTCAGTTCAGAAGAATCATGCTAAAGAAAACCGTCTACCATGGAATGACTACAAGGCTCAGAAGTCAGCACAAGAAGCGTTTCAAAGAATGTTTGAGTTAAAGTGGACACCACCAGGACGAGGTATGTGGGCATTTGGAACTCCTATGACTATGGAGAAGAAGAACTCAGCAGCACTACAAAACTGCGCTATGGTATCTACAAAGGACCTTGACAAGAATGATCCAGGAGCCTTATTTGCTTGGGTTATGGACGCACTAATGCTTGGTATTGGTGTAGGGTTTGACACAGTGGGACAGGATAAGAATTTCTCAATCTATACCCCAACAGAACCAGAACAGGTGTTCGAAATTCCAGACACTCGTGAAGGCTGGGTAGAGTCAGTTAGACTTCTTATTAACTCATACCTTAGAGCAAACCAGAGCATTCAGAAGTTCAACTATGATTTGATTAGACCTCTTGGAGCACCTATTAAGGGCTTTGGAGGCGTTGCATCAGGACCTGCACCTCTTATCAAGTTGCACGACCAGATAGACCGTGTAATCGGCTCCAGAGGCGGAGAAACACTAGATTCTCGTGCCATCGTAGACTTGGTAAACTTAATTGGTACCTGTGTGGTATCAGGTAATGTTCGTAGATCAGCAACACTTGCTTTAGGTAACGCAGGGGATGAAACATTTATGAATCTAAAAAATTCAGAATTATTCCCAGAACGTAACTCATTTGATCCAGAAAATCCAGGTTGGGCTTGGATGTCTAATAATTCTATCTCAGCAGAAGTAGGAACAAAATACGAAGACTATGTAGATTTAATTACGGAAAACGGAGAACCAGGTTTTATCTGGCTTGATGTTGCTCGTAATTATGGACGACTAAAGGATGCGCCAGACGGTAAGGATTATCGTGTGATGGGATTTAACCCATGTGCGGAGCAGCCATTGGAATCATACGAACTATGTACACTTGTAGAAGTGCACTTAAATCGTCATGAATCTAAGGAGGACTTCCTGCGTACCCTGAAGTTCGCATACCTTTATGGAAAGACTGTAACACTTGTTCCAACACACTGGCCACAAACAAACGGGATCATGCAACGTAACCGTCGTATTGGTACATCACTTACTGGTATTGCATCATTTGCAGATCAAAATGGTTTGCCTACTGTTCGTGAGTGGATGGATGAAGGATATACAACAATTCGTAAATACGATCACTCATATTCAGAATGGCTATGTGTTCGTGAATCAATTCGTGTAACAACAGTTAAGCCATCAGGATCAGTTTCAATTCTTTCTGGTGCAACTCCTGGAGTTCACTGGGGACCTGGAGGAAACTTCTTCCTCCGTGCAGTTAGATTTGGAAACACAGATCCAATGATGCATCTCTTCAAAGCAGCAGGGTACACAATTGAAGACGACGTAGTATCAGCAAACACATCAGTAGTTTATTTCCCAATAAAGTCAGGTCATCCAAGATCTGAAAAGGATGTAACATTGTTTGAAAAGATTGCTCTTGCTGCAACTGCTCAGAAGTACTGGTCTGACAATGGAGTTTCTGTAACTCTCTCATTTGACAAGGAAACAGAATCAAAGCATGTTATTCCAGCACTTCATATGTACGAGGGACAATTAAAGGCAGTGTCATTCCTTCCAATGGGAAATACCGTTTATCCTCAGCAGCCATATACTCAGATTACTGAAGAGCAATATGAGTCATATATTGGTAAGTTGAAGCATATTGACTTTAGTGCAATTTACGACGGTGTAGATAATCTTGAGGCTCAAGGTGAAGCATACTGCACAACAGATTACTGTGAAATAAAAGTATCTTAGTATGATAAAATAGACTATCATGTCTAGTCCATCAAATCTATATGCAGAAAAGGTGTTTGCAGAGCACCCTACTGTTTTGTGGGCACTAGATGACAAGGCAAATTATATTTCTCTTATATCTGAGCCACAAAGATCAGTGCACTCTTGGGAAGTTGTTGGTGGAACAGCAAGCAACTTTACAGAGACTATAGACGAGCCATTCGTTGACAGTTCTGTTACAAAAATTGTTGGAGATCTAACTACAGAAGATTTTGGCGAGATTGTGTGTGTAAGTGATGACATAATAAACTTTTCAGAACTCAATTCTTACATGTCAACTTTTTCTATTGGAGCGTACATATATTCGATTAGTTCTTATATTTCCAGCATTGAAATTGGGTACGAGTACTACGATACAACAACAGGGTCAAATGTTCAAAAATTAAAAAACTACGATACATCTATTTATAACAACTGGATATTTGTATCCGACACATTCGATATACCAAATGAAAACACAACGTTTCGAGTTGTTATAAAGATTAGATATGTTGGTGGTGCATCATCTACAAATGATTATCATTTTTTAGTTAATGGTGTTAGTCTTGGTCAATGGTCAGAAGAGTTTCACTCAGCATCACTTGGTGTATCAAAGATATCTTTGCCAATATCAATACCACTAACTTCAGCCTACGTGGTAGAGGCTAAGTCTTATGGATTAAAAGAAACACCTGGATATTATTTTGTTTCAAACAATGCGCTGGTAGCAAAAAATTCTGGAATACCTCTTGTTTATGGTTCAGGCAATACGACAATTCTTAGTGAAAATACAAACGAACCATCACTGATTCTTCCTGGATATGGATTTTTAAATGAAGATGGAAAATTTAAAGAATATACGCTAGAGATGTGGATGAGAATAAATTCAGACTCATCAGTCAAAAAAAGAGTCTGTGGCCCAATTAAATCTGAAGATGGAATATACGTTGATGGTCCTTTTATAACATTAAAGATTGGCGATAATCATTCTTCCCATTATGTCGGGGAATGGACAAGGCCAATGCTCATGCATATAAGAATAACCAATAATGCTGCAAGCCTGTTAATAAATGGAGAGCAAGTGATATCACTGAACTTTATAACAGATCAATTATCTTTTCCAAATAAATATGATGAAGATGGCAAAGATCAAGACTGGATAGGCTTCTATGCTTATGAGGACGTATCTCCGATAGAGATTGACTGCGTTGGAATATATCCATATCAGGTCCCAGCATTGGTAGCAAAAAGAAGGTTTGTTTATGGGCAGGGAGTAGATGTTCCAGAAAATATTAATGCATCTTATAGTGGTACATCTATGTTTGTTGACTATGCTTTTGCTGATTATACAAAAAATTATTCTTATCCAGATCTTGTTAAATGGTCAGATGCTTCTATAGATAACCTCACAACTTCGTCAAACTATTTGTCATGTCCAGATTACTATTTGCCAGAACTATTCTTTAGCAATAAGACTAGCGAAGATTTTTATAACGACTCACTACTTTTGCCAAATGAAGACAACTTATATATAAAAATGAGACCGTCCGCTTCTTGGAATGAAACAAATGGTTACATACTGTTTGACAAGTTAAATGTAACCAACAATGAAGTTAAATGTTTTTACGGCGTATTTAAAATACTATCTGTTCCGACATCAAGTCAGGTTCTATTTAGAATAGAAGATGAGTCAACAAGCAACAGTTTCTCTATTGAACTAAAAACAAACCTAGAGATTGAGTATAAACTAAAGTTTGGTGCATTAGAGGAAGTTATATATAAAACAGTAACAGCAATAGTTGGAGAAGAGTTTACAGTAGGTATAGATATTTATAAATTTACAGAAAACTATGGAAACAATGTACGTTTGTTTTTTGGGAATAGAGCATCTTTAAAAATGTATGTTGGTGGAAGCAAAGACCTAAATAAAACCTTTACTGGAAATATTTACAAGGTTGGGTTTTCTACAGAAAGAAACTACCTGTCTATAGCAGAACTATTTAACGATTTTGGTGTACCAGTAGACTTTGAAGATGTGTTTGAAACATTTGGACAGTATGTTGATTACGATGCTGGTGAGTACTATGGAGCAAGTTCTGGTTTTTGGAACTACGTTTTAGATGGAGGATCTCCTTCTCAGTTCTCCTCTGTTAGATTAATTGATCATATTGCAAGTTATACTTTAAGTCCAAAAAAGTATTTTGAAAAGTTTGCGTTAGATATAGATATAGACGGCTACTGGGAAGACAAAGTTGCTCTTAGACATTTTGCTCAATACGTAACAGATAGTAAAGGTAATCAGCAGTACGATTTAGATTTTCTTCAATTTAATATAAATTATCCAGCCCCCTCAAAATATACGGAGCAGGAGACTTCTTCTGATTGGAACTATCAGGAACTTCAAGCAGAATATCAAAACCCCGTTCAAAGAAATTATGACTCTTTAGATAATCATCTTTATACTGGATATAATGATTATGAAGATCTTGCAAATAGATCTATAAAAAGTTATAAGTATGATACTTCAGAATCTTTTGTGAAGTCCTACGTAACATTCCAATATCTTGAGAATACATCTACTAACGCAGAAGGATACTTTACAACAACAGAACTAGCACCTAAAAACGGTATTGTAAATCCAATAGGCAATTGGATTAATACAAAATACGAAGTGGTTGATGGAATGCTTGTTTATCCTCCAACTGGAATAGATTTTAATGACCTATATGTTGTTCTTCACTTAAACTTTAAGGTTCGTGGAATACTAAATAAACCAATTAATATTAGAAGCCTACAACTTGCTTCACAGGCATATAATGATTCTTCTGCTAATCCTATTGGAACTAGATTTGGTGTACCTGTTTATCCATATAAAAAGTCTGGAGTTTACTATGACTATAAGGGGGTTAATCCATATACAATTTATAAGGGTACATCCCCGTATCTTTACTTGACAAGAAGTTCTGGTTTTCAGATAAAGGGAACATATGATCCTCTCGTAGATCGTGGATTGGCAATTCCAATTAATTCAAATCAGTCTAGCAACTACAAGGTAATGGCTATGCAAGCAGCAATTAGATATGATCAAGATTTTTTCCCTTTTGCTCCAACACAAATTTTTGAAATAGAGAGTAAGAGTGGTAGATTAAAGATATTTATGGTTGCAAATCACCCAGAAGGGAAAAGAGCAAAAATCTATGCAGTAAATGCAAATACTGGTCAAATTGAAGACGGTATTGGTTTTTATTGGAATGGCAATATTGTTAAAGAACCAAACATTACAGTCCGTGAATGGGGAATGTTAGGTATATCATTTTCAAGCCTATTAGATTTTTCTAACTACATTGGATCAATTAAGATTACTGGCCCCATACTAGTTAATTTAGTTTCTCACTATAAGTCTACAAATCTCCAAGAGATTCAAAACATTACAGAACGTCCATGGTTTAAGGTAAAATACAACGGCCCTTTGATTCTAGATTGGGAATACTGGAACCCAGCGTACATATGGCAGGGGGTTTTGATTTTGTCAACAACATCATATTATGGAGTAAACCCAGCAGACATCTATAAGAGTTATGCTGGAACAAACAAGTTTATAATTGACGACACAAGGCTATTTAGGTTAAACAACTACCAATATTCTTTTGATACAGAGATATCTTGGCAGTCATCAACCGAAAATGCCATCTAGTGTGGTATACTTATTAACATGAACATGCAAGATCCAAAGAAAAAGCGTAAGCCTCTGCCCAAAATGAAGGGGCAAGTGGGTGAATCCCGTGCAAAAATTATTGAAAAGCATTATGACTGGGGCCTATATGTATATAAAAAGGCTAATGGAAAATGGTTTACAGATGGAACAGGATCTGTTTTAAATATTGAATCCATGAAGGGCGATATTATGCAGATTTCCAAATTAAAGGAAGCAGCAAAATATTATGGCGATGAAGGAGATGGAGAGTGTATCTTCGTTCCAGGATTAACCAGAATTTCAGAAGAAGAGTACTCTGAGCAAAAGCAAAGACTTGCTGAAGGATTAATTCCATCCATGAATGACCTTGGTGCAGTACAAGCAGCCAAGGACACTATTGCAAAATATGGAAGTGATGACTAATGAGTGAAGATAAAGACTTTGTTGTGAGAGCAAAGACTGACAGCCTTTTGCCAGAAGATGATACGTTTACAAAACAGGATCCGTTTAATCAAACATGGGATGTTGTTAAAGATTTGCAGGGGCTAGATAATAATTTTAAGAGAAGAACTTCTAGACTAGTAAAAGCAGAAGCAACACAGTCATATATTGATAGTTCAAGAGCAGAAAGCGTTGGAGTTAACGGGGCAAGATCTAAAGAGATTAATTCTGGAACAGTATACAGAAATGCTTATGGTTTGTTTGACGTAATCACACCACCATGGAATCTATACGAACTTGCAAGTTTTTATGACACATCTTTTGCTAACCATGCAGCAATTGATGCCAAGGTAGAAAACATTGTTGGTCTTGGGTACGAATTCAAGGTTTCAAAGAGAACTATGCTAAAGTTAGAGTCTTCTGAGCCAAAGACTGCAGAGAATGCAAGAAAGAGAATTGAAAGAGCCAAAATTGAATTGACAGACTGGCTTGAGTCATTAAATGATGAAGACTCATTTACAACAACAATGGAAAAGGTTTTTACTGACTTACAGTCAACAGGAAATGGCTACCTTGAAATTGGACGAACAGTTCGTGGAGAGATTGGATATGTTGGGCACATCCCATCAACAACAATGCGTGTTCGCAGACTCCGTGACGGTTTTGTTCAGGTCATTGGAAATAAGGTTGTTTATTTCCGTAATTTCGGAGCAAGCAATCCAAACCCACTTGGAACAGATCCAAGACCAAACGAGATCATTCATTTTAAAGAATACTCACCACTAAATACTTTTTACGGAGTGCCAGATATTATGTCTGCAATCGGTTCGTTGCACGGAGATCAACTTGCATCTCAATACAACATCGATTACTTCCAGAACAAGGCAACACCAAGATATGTTGTAACCTTGAAGGGTGCAAAACTGTCTGCTGAAGCAGAAGATAAAATGTTTAGATTCTTACAGACAGGGCTTAAGGGGCAGAATCACAGAACCCTATATATTCCACTTCCTGGAGACTCAGATACAAACAAAGTAGAGTTTAAGATGGACCCAGTAGAAAATGGAGTCCAAGAAGCATCATTTAAAGAGTACAGAAAGCAAAACCGTGATGACATTCTTGTTGCACACCAAGTTCCACTTTCTAAGATTGGTGGTTCTGATTCGTCAGCAATTGCTGCTGCACTTTCTCAGGATCGTACATTTAAAGAACAGGTGGCTAGACCAGCACAAAGAAATCTTGAAAAAATGATCAATAAAATCATAAAAGAAAAGACCGACATTCTTGAATTTAAGTTTAATGAGTTAACTCTTACTGATGAAATTGCTCAGTCACAAATTATTGAAAGACTTGTAAAGACACAGGTTATGCTACCAAATGAAGGCAGAGAACTATTGGGACTGCCACAAATTGAGGGTGGCAACGAGCCTTTTGATCCAAAGCCTCAAGATACAGCAAATGATAATGCTAATCGGGCACGGGATACCGAAAGAACCAATAACCAGTCTGATGGACCAGCCACTGTAAGTGGTAGGAACCCAAAAGGCGAAGGCAGAAAATTTGACTACATGACCGAAATGTCCGAATAGTGATATATCAATAAAAAAGGGTATATAATATAATAACCATGACTATCTCTAAAGCACATTGGAATACAGATGGCGATAACGTTCGTTTATCTATGCCACTTACAAAAGTCGACAAAGAAAGACGTATTGTTTCTGGCTTTGCATCATTAGATAATGTTGATAAGCAAGATGATATAGTTACTTCAGAAGCATCACTAGATGCATTTGCAAGATTCCGTGGAAACATTAGAGAGATGCACCAGCCATCAGCAGTTGGAAAAATGGTTTCCTTTAAAGAAGACAAGTATTTTGATCCAGAGACAAAGAAGTTCTACAAGGGCGTGTTTGTTTCTGCATATATTTCCAAGGGCGCACAGGATGCATGGGAAAAAGTTATTGATGGAACATACACTGGTTTTTCAATCGGCGGAAGAATGAATAAGTGGGATGATGCTTATGATGAAAAATCAGATAAAACAATTAGAGTTATTAAGGAATATGATTTGGTAGAGTTGAGTCTTGTAGATTCCCCTGCTAATCAATTTGCAAACATCGTATCTGTTGAAAAAGTAGATGGAGTAGATGTTATTAAAGGCGACGAGACAGTCCTAGAAAATGTTTTTTATGATAAAGAATCTGGAATAGTAATTGCATCAGAGAATGAGTCAGAAGTTAGTCCCGTTACAGGTGAGCAGATGACAAATATAGGATTCGTCGAAAAAACGGATAATGAAAAAGTAACAATGATAAAATTCTTAGTTGATAGTGCTAAAGGCATTAATACTTCTAAGATTAACAAGGAGGTAAAACCTATGACAGAAAACACAGAAACAGTTGCAGAAGTTATTGAAACAGAAGCACCAGTAGAAGTAGAAAAGTCAGAGGTCGCTCCAGAGGTTGATGCCGTTGTTGAAACACCTGCAGAAGATATTACTAAGGCTGATGAAGCAGTAGTAGTTGAAGAGGTTGCAAAGTCTGAAGAGACAAAAGCAGTTGAAGCAGTTGAAGAAACAGCAGAGGTATCTAAATCAGATGAAACAATTGTTGATTCAGTTGAAGAAATCAAGAATACTCTAGAATCAGCCTTTAGCGATCTAGTTTCAACAGTAAAGTCTTTGCAGGCAGAAGTAGAAATGCTTAAGTCTTCTAAAGTAGATGTTGAAACAGCGAAACAATCATTTGAAGCAGTTGCAAAAGATATTGCATCAGTTTCAAGTGGATTCAATGAATTTGGTAAGCGTGTGGAACTTGTAGAGCAAGACACTGCTTTCCGAAAGTCTGGCGATCTCGGCGAGATAGTACAGAATCAGCCTGAAACGGTTGAAAAATCCCTATGGGGCGGTAGTTTCCTCAAAACAGCCGACTTATTTAATTAAAAAAACAATAAGTAAAAATCACAGGAGGTGACAATATGTCGGAACAAAATATAGAAAAGAACCAGCCTGGAACTTCAGGTCAACTTGGTGGAACAGCACCAGGTCTGTATCAGGGACAAGGTGCATTCGCATCTGGATCTGAAGCAGGTTCAAACGTACCAGGTAACTACACCGATGGTGGTGTCTTGGGTAATATCCCAGTCGCTAACCTAGGAGTTACAGATGGACCAAACGCAGTAAACCCTTCAGGTGAGGCTGGATCAGGTATCCTACGCCCAGAGCAAGCACGTCGTTTTATTGACTACGTGTGGGATGCTACCATTCTCGCCCAAGATGGCCGTCGTGTTACTATGAGAGCCAATACAATGGAACTCGAAAAGGTAAACGTCGGAGAGCGTGTAATTCGTGCAGCAGCGCAAGCAGTTGGAGATTACACAAACGCAGGAGCAACATTCTCAAAGGTTGAATTGACTACAAAGAAGATTCGTCTTGACTGGGAAGTTTCTGCAGAAGCACTAGAAGATAACATCGAAGGTGCAGCACTAGAAGATCACATTGTCCGTTTGATGACAAATGCTTTCGGTAACGATATCGAAGACCTTGCAATCAATGGCGATGGCGCAACAGGCAACTTCTTGTCAATCATGAATGGTTTCGTAAACCATGTCAAGACTGACGGAGATGCTCACGAAGCAGTAGTTACAGTTACAAATGATAACTGGACAACTGATGCAATGCAGAAGATCATTCTTGCAATGCCACGTAAGTACCGTGCAATCAAGTCTAACTTGAAGTTCTACGCAGGAACAGATGCATTCCAGGGAATCGTTAAGAATAACGGTACACTTGCAGATGCAGTTGCTGAAGCATTCGCTTCACAGGCTGGTGGAACACCAACAAACCGTCAGGCATACCTTGATGGTGGAGCACAGACATTCGGTGGAGCACGTACAACACGTGTTCTCGGAATTGACGTACAGGAAGTTCCTTACTACCCTGCAGGATATGTCGACTTGACATTCCCACAGAACCGTGTATGGGGATTCCAGCGTGACATCACTGTAAACCGTGAATACAAGCCAAAGAAGGACACTGTAGAATACACAGTCTTCGTTCGCTTCGGTATTCAATGGGAAGAGCAGGATGCAATCGCATTCGCTGATGCTGCAGCAGATGCATAATCTGTAAACAGTACACTTTAGGGGGAGTAGGAGTTAACGCTCCTGCTCCCCTTATCACTTATAATGATATAATACTAATCAGGAGGAAAACATGGAAAATTTTAATTATAATCCTGCAGAAGAAATTGTAGAACCAATCGTTGTTGAAGAAGCACCAGTAGTTGAAGAAATTGCTATTGCTGAAGAAGCACCAGTTGAGGAAGCAGTAGAGCCTGCAAAGGAAGAAGCAAAGGCTGAAGAGCCAGAAGCAATCACTATACCTTCACACGAGTCAGAGCCAGAAGAGCAAGCACTTGGCGCAGTAGCAAATGGAGTTATCGGTGCATCATTTGCACCAAAGGCACCAAAGAAAAAGGCACAGCCAAAGCCTGAAAAGGACGCAAAGACCGTTGCAATCAAGTCTACCAAGAATGTTTCTTGGGTCGGAGTTGGCAAGGTATCAAAGGGAATCAACATCGTTTCACAGAGCGAAGCCGATCAATGGCTAACTCGTGATCACATCACACTAGTTACACCAGAACAAGTTAAGTCGGAGTTTGGTAACTAACAAATGGAGATATTGAGGGTTCCGCCATATGATACTGTTGCAGTAAACTTTGTTGTGCCATCAGGCTACGATGAAGTAGACATGTATGCAAGAGTAACAGATATGGCGGACCTTTCAGTAGAAGTTTTAGAGTTTTTAGAATCTTCAACAGGAGAAACTATACAGATATCTCTTCCAGGAAGATACGATAATAACTATAGAGTAGAAATTTTTGTAATTAACGACGGCATAGAAGATGTAATATACGAAGAGTTTTATGAGTTAATTAGACCATACATAGATCCAAATACACTAGGCACAACTGCATCTGAAATTGCAGAGTACACAATTTTAGAATTAGTGGCACGATCAATCATTGACACATTTGTGCCAGAAGGATTTTATAACAAAAAGGTAACAGTAGTTGGAACTGGAAATGGATCAGATTATTTTCCTCTATGGGAAAAGGTTTACAGAGTTTTCAAAGTATATGAGAATAATGAACTAGTCTATGACAGATCGACTCCAGATACAAACGAGAACGACTATATAATAACAGCAGACAAAACTGCAATTCAAAGAGTTTACTCTGGACAAATGAACAGATACGAATCAACTGTTCCAAATCTTCCAATCGGAAGAGGAGACCTTGGCTATTATGGGTATGAGGGTGTTGCATTTCCTCAAGGATACGACTACACATTCGTTGTTGATTATGGATATATAACAGTTCCAGCAGATATAGAGTATGCAGAGAAACTTCTGATTGAAGATTTAAAGTGTGGAAAGTTAGACTACTACAAGAGATATGTAACTGCCTATAATACTGATCAGTTTAGAATTCAGTTTGACAAAACAATGTTCAACGGTACTGGTAACTTCTTGGTAGATAAGATACTGGAGAAGTACGTTAAAACTATTACCAAGCCAGGGATAATTTAATGATATGCGAACAGCCAGACTTTATATTCCCAATGCAGGCAGACATCTACTATCCAATAGTTGAGCAGGGAACTTATGGCAATGTTAAAAAAACTTGGATTCTAGATAAAACAATTGCTGCTAACTTTAATGCTGCAGGTAGTGCTAATAAAGAAGAGATTACTCCAAACGTCAACATAACACAAAAGACATCATTAATTGGGAGAGCAAGAACAGATATTAGAATCTCAAGCCTAGATGCTCCACACTCAATAACTAACATTATATTAACAAACATTCGTGACAAGAATTGTAACGAGATTTATATGGAGACATCTGGTCCACGTGCAGGAAAGTCTACTATTTTTGAAGTGGCAACCCAAGAACCATATGTTGGTCCATTCGGCGGTATAGAATATTATAATTTAGTAATACGTCGATCAGAAAACCAGGCGGTAGACGTATGAGAGTAAGGTTTGATGATAAGGCCTTTATGAGAGATATGGAAAATATCATAAAGTACTCATACGGATTTCTTGAGGGTGTTCAAATAGGTAAGCGTAAACTCTACGAAAGACTTGGACCAGAGATTGTAGAACTTGCTTCACAATATATCGATGTAAATGCTAAGGTGACTCCAGAGTTGCTTCATCATATTTATGAATGGAACAAGACAGGAAGTCCAAAGGCAAGATTGTTTGATATAGATTATAAGATAAGCAACATAGGAATAACATTTACAAGTTCATTGAAGCAGTCAACATCAATAAAGGATGGATCAAATGTACCATTCTATGATAAAGCAACCATAATGGAAAAGGGAGTTGCTGTAACCATCGTTCCTAAAAAGGCTAATGCATTGAGGTTTGAAATAGATGGCGAAGAGATTTACTCTAAAGATGGCGTTGTAGTTGACAATCCTGGAGGACAGACTAAGGACCAGTTTGAAAAGATTATTAATGAATTCTTTGGTGTATACTTTAAGCAATCATTCTTAAGATCAAGCGGACTACAGGATCACTTTAAGCGACCACAAGTGTTTAAGAAAAATATTAAGGCAGGTAAAAGAGGTGGAAGAAGTCTTGGTAGAAAGATTGGCCATGACTGGGTAGCAAATGCAGGGATGGCATCATAATGGCAGAATCAGCATCAACATTTAATACGCCAACACTTTGGATTAACAAGTATCTTGGTGAAAAGATAATAGAAATGGCAGACGTACCAATGCCATTCTTTCCATCAAGACCAGCATCTATAGATGAGTTGACAGAACAGTTTGTTGTTATTAATGACGTAAGATATTCATATTCAGGCGTAATGGCAACTTATGACAGACTGGTCCGCATGCGTAGATCACCATTTCCTCATATTAAACAAGAGCAATTGTTATATTATTTTTATGCTACAGCAGAAGGTGTTACAGAGCAAATGGTTCAGGTTCAAGAGGCAGTCCTCCGTTTAATGGACCGTGAGGATGAGACAGCAGAAGAAATAAATGAGTGGGCAAAGAACAAAGTCATAGACGGAATGAACAATAAGTTCTACTTTCATCGATTCAAGATATACCAACTAGAAGAGGTCAGAGACATCATAGATTTCGGAACAGCCAGAACATATGGCGGAAACAAGATAATCATAGATTTTGAGTACCACCAAGACGAAGATATCGTCAAGCGCACTGTCTAAAAGGGTTGTATAATTATAAATGAGGAAACAAGCCCTTTTAATCCAAAAGAAAAAAAAGAGGTGAAACAAATATGGCATATACAAGAGGTACTAGCAACAACATCATCGTTGGTGCAGCAGCACTTTTCACATATGATCTAGGCAACTTAACTGATGCCGATCTTCCAGCATACGAAGTAAATACTTCATTCCGTGAGACACTATCTGACGAAGAAGATTTCCGTAACGTTGGTTACACAATGAACGGACTTGAACTACAGTTCCAACCTGACTTCGGTGAGGTTTCTGTTGACCAGGTACTTGACGTTGCAAAGTTGTACAAGCAGGGTATGCAGGTTAATCTAAATACCACATTTGCTGAAGCAACACTTGAGAACCTTCTATTCGCACTTGCAGCATCAGATACTAACCTATCTGCGTTGACAGGAACAGGAATTGGAGCAAACTCACAGGAACTTAATCTTTCTGCAGGAGACTTGGGCGAATGTCCAGTTGAGCGTGGTTTGGTTGCAGTAGGTCCAGGTACAGGAGACTGTGCAGCAGGATCATCAATTGAACGTGTTTATGTAGCATACCGTGCACTCTCAATCGAGAATGTAACAGTATCTGCAAAGCGTGATGAAGCAACAATGTTTGAAGTTTCATTCCGTCTTCTTCCAAATGATGATGCATCATACGGAAAGATTGTAGACCGTACAATCCCAGCAGTATAATACAACTTAATAACATTATTGCCCTTCTCATTAATTTGAGCGGGGCAATTTTGTTTTTGGTATACTTGTATGATGGCTACAAAAGTATATGAAAGCGACTATATAACCCTGGTAGATGGAACAGAGGTATTTATAACTCCGCTTAAAATAAAATATTTAAGAGAGTTTATGAATGCTTTTGAAAATGTCAAGGGTGCAGGCAATGATGACAATGCTATTGATGCACTAGTAGAGTGTGCAAGAATATGTATGAAGCAATATTTTCCAGAAATATCAAAATCAACAGACCTCATTGAGGATGCTATGACATTAAAAGATATATATAGACTATTAGACATATCTGCTGGTATCAAGGTAAACGAAAAATCAGAAGAGCCAGTTCAAAAACAAGCAACAGATAGTGGATCAACATGGGAAACACTAGACTTGGCAAAACTTGAATCGGAAGCATTTTTGCTAGGTATATGGAAAGACTATGAAGAACTAGAAAGGTCTATGTCTATGCCAGAAATAATGTCAACACTGTCTGTTAAAAGAGAACTAGATTATGCAGAAAAAAAATTCCTTGCAGCGATGCAGGGTGTGGATCTAGATAAGGAGTCTGGAAAGCAAGACGAGTGGGAAGCCATGAAAGCAAGGGTATATAGTAAGGGAACAACTAAGGATCCTAATGATATACTTGCATTACAAGGACAAAACGCTGCAAATAAAGGTTTTGGAATTGGCATGGGTCTAACCTATGAAAAAATTGACTAGTTTTAGAGACTAGTTTGTGATATAATTAACTAACTAAACCAGGAGGAACAATGGCTGAAAAAGCAAATAGCAAGACAGTTACACTAGTAGACGGAACCACACTACAGGTTCAACCACTAAAGATTTCACTACTTCGCCCATTCGTAAAGCGATTTAGCGATCTAGCACTAGTTGCAGATGATAACGACAAGTCAATGGATGTATTGCTTGACTGTGTACAAATCGCAATGAAGCAGTACAAGCCAGAACTTTCAGAAAATAAGGAATCGCTAGAAGATCTTCTAGACCTTCCAACAGTATACGAGATCATTGAGGCTGCATCAGGAAGCGATGCTGCTACAAACAATAATCTTATTGCAACAATCAGCAAGTAATTTGTAAAGGGGGTGTTATGAAAATTGTCAGACGTCAATGCTAATATAGGCATAAATATAAACACGGCTGACGCCTTAGCACAACTAAGAACACTTCAGGCTGGTTTAAGCAAGTTTCATCAAACACTCGCTCAGGGAAACATTTCAGCAGCAAATGCACAAAAAGGTCTTAATGCACAACTTATCCAGTCAGTTAATGCGACTGGAAAGTTTGCTGCATCTCAAGTAAAAGTAGTAACAAGCACTCAAGCATTTACATCTGCGCTTGAGAAAAACAAACTAAGCATGGGGCAGTACTTTAAGTATACTGCTGCTGCTACCATGGCAAATACAAAGTCGTTGACTAACATGTTTGCTCAAGAGAGAGAGATCATCAACCGTGCACGTAGAGATAGAGTAAAGGCTTTACAGACACAGTATGTTCAATTGCAAAAAGCCAATGGTGGTTTTGCTGATGCAATAAGGATTATGCCAAAGACCTTGATGATGGCTAATGGTCAGTTCACGGAACTTGGTACAAGAATTCAATATGCTGCTCAAAGACAGCAATTTTTAAATCAGTTGCTCAAGCAGGGGTCAACACAACTTCTAAACTTTGGTAAGAATACTCAGTGGGCTGGTCGTCAGTTAATGGTTGGTCTAACCATGCCTCTGGCAATGCTTGGATCATATGCAGCAAAGGCTTTCAAGGAAATGGAAGCAGCGGTAGTTAAGTTTCAGCGTGTATACGGAGATATATTTACTGATAGCGCAGCAACAGATGTTGCAGTTGAAAATATTAAAAGAATTGCAAATGAGTATACAAAGTTTGGAGTTAGCGTAACACAAACAATGGAAATGGCAGCAACCGCTGCTGCAGCAGGTTTTCAAGGAACTGCGCTTAATGCTCAGGTAAGAGAAGCAAACAAATTAGCAGTTCTTGGTCAAGTTGAACAACAGCAGGCATTAGAGACAACTATTTCTTTACAGAATGCATTTGGTTTGTCGACTGAAGATCTTGCAAAGAAGATCGATTTTCTTAACGCAGTTGAAAACCAGACAGTTCTTTCTATTGAAGATTTAACAATTGCAATTCCTAAAGCAGCACCAGTTGTAAGACAACTTGGTGGAGACGTAGAAGATTTAGCATTCTTCCTTACAGCAATGAAGGAAGGTGGAATCAACGCATCACAAGGTGCAAACGCACTTAAGTCTGGACTTGCCTCTATGATTAACCCAACCAAGAATACATCAGAGATGCTTGCTAAAATGGGTATAAATATTAACGCTGTTGTAGAATCAAATAAGGGAGATCTAAAAGGTACCGTACTTGGCTTTGCAAGAGCACTGGATGAATTAGATCCACTTAATCGTGCACGAGCAATCGAGCAACTTTTTGGAAAGTTTCAATTTGCAAGAATATCAACACTATTTCAAAACGTAGTAAAAGAAGGTTCACAGGCATCACGAGCACTACAATTGTCTGGTGCATCACTTGAAGAACTAGCAATTATCTCTGAGCGAGAAATGGGAAAAATTGAAGATTCTGTTGGATTTAAGTTTCAGGCAGCAGTAGAACAGTTTAAACAAACAATTATGCCAATAGGAAAAGAATTCCTAGAGGCACTAACACCAATTGTTAAGTTTATTGGTGGACTGTTTGAAAAGTTTAACAATCTATCAGATGGAACAAAAAAGTTTGTAACAATAGTAACAACGTTAGTAGCAGGAATTGGACCAATATTCCTTATGACATTTGGTTTGCTTGCAAATGGCCTTGCTAACTTAATTAAGTTGTTTGCACTAATTAGAGGTGGAATGGCAAAGTTAAATGGCCAAAATAAAGTTCTTGGTGGTGGATTTGATTATTTAACACAGCAGGAAATTGAAAACTTAGCATCATCAAATGCATTACATGGTTCACATCAAAAACTTATTCAGGTATTTAATGTTGAAAGCACAGCGCTACAAAAACTTGCAGGATCATATGCAAACGCTGCTTCACAGGCACGTGCACTTGCTACATCTTCTCCTGGGCTGTTTGCTTCTCCAGGGGCAACAACTGCGGTTGCTGGACTTCCAGGTGGAAGAACAAGACCAGTTAGAAAATATGCTGATGGAGTTTTGCAGGTACCAGGTCCAAAGGGTGCAGGAGATATTCAACCAGCATTCCTTGCTCCAGGTGAAGCAGTAATTCCAGCAGACGTAACAGCAAAGAATATTGGTTTCTTACATGCAATGATGGCTGGTAAGACTCCTGGATATATGGCTGGAAAGATTCCAGCAAGACCTAAGTTCCATGCAAAACCTGATGAAACACAGTCAGGTGCAAAGATGATTGGTATGCCAAAATCTATTGCACAAGTTACACAGTCAAGACAGATTGCTGATCGTATTGCAGAGTCAGTTCAAAAGAGTCAGTTTGGAAAGGTTCCACCAACAGATTTTGGAACATTGTTACAAGGAACTTCTGGAAGAAGTTTTCCTATTCCAAATGTAGGCGGAGTATACAGAAAGCCAAACGGAGAAGTTGTATTCGTAAAACCAGCAGTTGATGCAACATCAGCACTAGCAGAACAACGTGCAACAATTATTGCAAGAGAAGCACACGGACTTAGTGCACCAAAGCAAACAATCAAAACAATGATGGACCCAACAGATACAACTGGTAAGAGAAAGTTAATTGTACTTGAATCACCATATGATCCTAAATTAGCAGAAGCAAGTGGCAAGTTTACAAAGAAGCAAATGGTTACACAACTTGTTGCATCACTTCTTCGTGGAGACAAAGATTTATCAAAGTCAAATGTGTTTGGAAATACACTTGCAGATGTTGGTCCAGCAGGAGTATTTGGAAAGGCTTCTGGATTTAGAGACATTCAGTCTGCAATGCCTTCAATGAAGGATCAGGCAATGATTAATCTTCTTGGAGTTAAGGGCGGAGCAAGAAAAGACTTTGCTCTATCTACTGCAGACATAGCAAAGAAGATGACCCCACAAGAGTACAACTCTGCAATTAGCGGAGAGATTGCAAAGGTACTCCCAAAACTTAAAAATACTGTTGGTGGAATGAACCTTTCATCTGCAGAAGCAGCCCCATATAACGCAATGATTGCAAGACTTGAAGCAGGACAAAAAGTTAACTGGGCTGACTTCCAAAAGATACACGCATCTGCAGGATCTCCAGTAAAGAAACTTATGGCTGGTTTTATTCCAGAACTATCTCCAGTAGCAAAGAGCCAATCACAAGTTGAGATGCAAAAGTTTTTTGATTGGGCTGATAAGCAGGTAGAATCATCAAAACTAGATGGAACATTTAAGGGCAGATGGAAGAAATCAACAGGACCAGCATTCAGACAAAGTTTGATGGAAAAGATGATTTATGATCCAAATAGCAAAACATTCTGGACAAATCAAGGTGGAACAAATGGAGTTAACCTTGAGCGAATGCAAGAAAGATTCAACTATCGTTTCGGTATTGCACCTGATCCAAAGAGTGGAAAGTATGTAAAATCTAATCTATTTAACATCAATAAATTCTTGAGCAATGTTACTTCAGGTGGAGCATCCAAGCGTGGTGGAGATATTGGTGCCAATAACTCAAAGGCAAAGATTGTATGGAATGATATTAAAAAGGCTGCAGCAGATCCTGGCGGAATAAAGTCAGACAAGACAATAAGAAAGTATACAGACTTCCTTGCAAACATGAAGGATGCAGCAGGAAATGAAACTCAGTTAGCAAAAGACTTAAAGTCAAAGGATCTTGGTGTTCGTAAGGCTGCAATGGAAAGCATCGATAAGATGTTTAAATTTGATGCATCTCACGCACAGGCAGTTAGAGTCTATGACAGTTTAGATGATGCTGCAGCAGGTAAATCAAGACCAGCAGCAAAGTCAGAAAAATACTCTATGGGAACAATGGGTCCAGACTATAGAGTTGTAAATGAATATGTTAAAACAAATGATCCTCAGAATAAATCTAGATTTGAGAAAATTTTAGACTGGAACAATAAAAGTGGCAACCCGCTAGGTCTTAATGCATCACAAACAAGTAGTATTCAGGCTGCTATTCAGTCAATCGTAAAACAAGAGAATCACCCGTTTGAGCCACAGAACCAAAGACATGTTAAGGCACTTGCAGAACTTGAAATAAAGGCAAGAGACATGATGACAACAAATCCATCACAGTCTAAGGGCCTATCATTCTTAAGCAAGAATCCTGGCGCATACATGAATGCAAGACTTGTTAACGAGGTAATGTCTGACAGAATTGCAGACTCATCTTGGTTTAAGAGAATGAATGCAAAAAAGATGTTTATGAATACAGACATTCTTGATGAAAAGGGAAGACCAGTACGTGGAGGATTGGAAACTGTAAGAAAGTCAGAATATTATCGTGATCCAAAAACTGGACGATTTATTCCTTACACTGGACAGAATACAATTCCAGTATCAACTGGTAGAGTAACTGGCAAGGGAACTGAAACTAGAACTCCAGATACCACAAAGACTGGTGGAGGACCGACAGCAACAAGATCACAGGCAAGAACATTTGCTATTAGACGTGATGCGGGAGATCCAAGGTTCCAAGGCCTAGGCACAGAATCTGGATTAAGCAAGGCAGCACAAGGAAGAGTTACTAATGCTGTTCAGGAACAAGCACGACTATTGAAGGCAAGAAATAACCTAACCAAGCAAGAAATTAGTCAGGCTCTTTCACAGTATAGACGAAGAGTGGTTGCTGCTGAAATTGAAAAAAGCAATAATGTTTCACAAGAAAAAAGAATGCGTGAGCAAGCAAAAGCAGAAACAGCCAAACTAACAAATGCTAAGGATGCTGCAAAGCGAGAGGCTGTCGAAAAGAGAATGGCCCGTCAGGAAAAAGTTGGCAGATATTCAGGTGGAACAGCAGGTGCCCTTGGTGGTGTAGCAATGGGAGCAATGATGACTGGTGCCGACTCTAAGGTCACTGGAGGCCTATTTGCGGCCTCTGCACTTGCAGGCATGGCTCCAATGTTAACTAACCCATATATTGCTGCAGGAACGGCTGTACTGGCTCTTGCTGGATCTGTATGGATTGCAGAAAAAGCCAATAAGTCAGCAGCCGAAAAAATATCAAGGTTTACAGATGAAACATCTGCAACAACTGAAAAAATGAAGTCTATTGGAGAACTTACTGGAAAAGTCGGGGCTTCAGAACTATATGCACGAAAGAGATCCACATCAGTATCTGATAGATATACTACTGGATTTGAAAGAGGAAAGCAGCAGTTTGGTGCAACCTTTGTAGAATCAGAAACTGGTAAGTCTATTGTAGAGTCATTTACAAAAGATATGGTGACTGGTGGAAATAATGCTGTTAAGAAAATATCTTTACAACTTGCTGCCTATGTTTCAGATGGAATAATGAGTGCAGAACAGGCCCATTCAGTTGCAAGCCAAATTGGAATTAATTTAAATAATCAAACTGTAACTTCTCAGATAAGTGGTGAAATTCTTTCACTTATTGGTCCAGGTGGTGTAGACCTACTTAAAGATCCGCTAACTGTAAGAATGAACTTAGTTCAAGAGCAAATTTCTAGCACATCAATGAGCACAGAGGATTATGCTGCTGCTGGAGTTCCAGTATTTGATATGGGGGCTCAGGATGATATTCAAGAGGCTGCATCCAACTACTTTGATGATTACATTGCATTGTTTACAGAAACTGGACCAGAAAGAATTGGAGCAGCACTAGGTTCATCCTTTGCTCAATCTTTCGAGTTTAATCAATCTCAGGCAGATTCATTTGCTAAATATTATGATGATCAGATATTGATATTACAAAAACAAAAGTTACAAACATCTGAGGTTTCAAAGCAAAAAGTTATAACTGATAAAATTCTTGAACTAGAAGGAAAAAGAAATTCTGGCCTAGAGGCATTTAAGAAAAACAATCAGGCAATATTAGATACCGCAAGTAAGGCTATTGGTGCACTACAAAACAGTAGTCCAGGAACAAAGGCACTTAAGACAGCCTCACGAACACAACTATTAGACAAGTACAAGGGTGGGCCAGAAGAGTTAGCATCAGTTGTTCTTGCAGAGAAAACTAAAAAATTAGACACAGATCTAGAGATAAAGATTAATGCTGTAGCAGGAAGTGGAATTGTCGGTCCAGACGCATTAAGTAAAATGGTTGACATGTTTGGAACAGATGCAAAGGGACAAGCAGCAATCCGCAGAAATCTAGATTTGGCAATCACAAAGCACGACCCAGGAAAAGTTCAGCAGTTGCTTCTACAACTTGGAACATTCAAAAACGAAAAAACAAGTAGAAAAATTTTTGTTGCATTAATGAAAAAAGATCCAGCAAAGTTTGATAAACTTGCATCAACAATTGCACTTATGCAAAAGATGGACACCAAGGAAATCAATTTAGAAGCATTCTTTGAATCAGAGGATGCCATTACAAAACTAGAAGACCTTCAGTTAAAACTTGAAGAAGTCGAAAACATGCCAACTCCAATTACCACAGAAGCAATTGCTCTTATTAATACTGATGGAAATTCAAAAACTAAGGATATGAGTGCATTACTTGCTATTTGGGACCAATGGGGCAATCTTCCAGATGAAACAAAAAAGACTGTTATTCAAGAGTACATTGCAATATATTCAACAATTGATGATGAAGCAGCACTTAACAGCATAAAGACTAGAAATCCAAAAGCAAGAAAAATTACACAAGCACAAATTAATGCTGAAAAAGGAAGAATGGCAGCAGAAAGAACGATGCAGGTTGTCAATCAGGATATTGCATCTGCCAAGGCTAACGGCATTGATGATGGGTCTAAGGATGGTTCAAAGAAGGAAGATCCAATCAATGACATTCTTAGAAGACTCAAAGAGGTAAGACTTGCGTCTGTTAATGCTGCTGGTGGCATTTCAGAATTATTTAAAGCAGTCGGAGATGGCAAAAAGGTAAAGGGCGTAATTGGTGATGTATTCAACGGAATGCAACAGCAGTTAACTAAAAAGGGCTCAAACCAACAGTTTATTGACTTCCTAACCTCTATGATTGGTGACCCAGCAGAACTTGGCAAGTACATGAAGACTGCTACAAAGGCTCCCAGCGGAAAGAACAAGGGTAAGGTTGTAGATCCATTTACTGGTAAGGTAATTCAGGGTGGCAAGGCTGGGGGTGTAGTTTTATCTGATAAGGGTAAAGCAGCACAAGCAGGGTTAGCAAAGGCTATTGGTGGAGACTACAATGCAGCACAACTTAAATCAATAACAAATGATAAAGATCGTGCCAAGGTCATGGAAAGAATTGCAACACTTGCAAAGACAAACAATAAGTTTGTTATTGATAATGCAACACTACAAAATATTTTAAATGACGAATACTATGTAACTGAAATTGCTGCTGGAAGAATTACAGACAAGGAACTTGAGACAAACACACTTCTTGCAAAGCAAGCAGAATTAAGACAAAAGATTAACGGTATTGTAACTGAAGGACTTTCTGCACAACAGGAAATTTCAGATAAGGGTCGAATTGGTGAACTTCTAAAGTTTATGAAGGAGACTACAGATCTTCCACAACTTTCTGAGAACGCTTTGCTTGATATGATTAAGAATCCAAATCAACTATCTGCTGCAATTTCTGCAATGGATATGTATAAGACTGGAATAGAAAAGGTTCCTGCAAGCCTACAGAAGGTTGTTGATGGACTTAATAATGTTCAGAAGAATGCTAAGATTCAGGGATACATCAATTTTGCATCACAAACAATGCCAGAGAAAATTTCTCAGGGAGCAGCAGCAGCACAAAATGTTTTAGGAGTTAAGGCACGTTTAAGAGAAAGAATGAACATGTCTGAACTCAGAAAGTATGGAACAAAGGCAAACCCTAGCATGGGAGAGACTGCCTATCAGAATGCACTAAAGGCAACTGGTGGTGCCTCATTGACAGGTGGCGGAAAGAGTTTGAGTCAGATTCAAGTTGCAAGACAAGGACTTGGATCCCAAATGAACCTTGTACAGGCAAGAGCAAATCAGATTCAAAGAGACATCTCTGCAAAAGAAGATGAACTAAATAAAGCAATAGAAGATAAGAATAAGTATTATGAAAAGTTAATCGACACCGAAAAGGATTCTATTGAGGCAAATGAGTCAAACCTTAAGAAGCAGTTTACAGACTTAATTGATGCAAAGCAAACAGAGTCTAATAAGTTAAGCAATGATTTAGCAATTATTAATCATCAAGAAGAAGAAATCAACAAGGTCTATGATGAAAGAATCAAGGCATTAAATGAAACACAGCAGATAAATCAAAGACTTATTGCTCAACAACAAACACAACTTGGTTTAGCAGATGCAATTACACAGGGTGACATAGCAGGAGCAGCCCGTGCTGCTCAAGAAATGCGATCACAGAGTGCAGCAGCATATGCAGAAGATACAACAAATGCTCTAACACAAGCAAGAGACAACCAGATCAAGGGCCTAAAGGGTGCAGAGTCTGGAATGACAAAGGAACAAATTGCAGAGCGTCAGTATCAAATATCTCAAGAGATTTATAAGTTAGAAACAAATCCTGCAAGACTTGCAATAGTCGCTGCAATAGAAGCATCACAGGCTAAGATTACTCAGTATGAAAAAGATAGATCTGTTGCACTCGATGGAATAAATGCTAAGTATGAAACAGAGGTTGCTAATTTAAATAAGGCTCTTGCTGCACAAACAAGCATCCTTGACTCATTAGAAAAAGAAGATGCAGCCCTTGCAGCACAAGAAGCAGAACTTATTTTGATTCTTGATAGTCTAACTAGCATGGATGACCTTGCTGGAAAAACGCTACAAGATTTTGAAGATATGGTTCTTAAGGCAGAATCAATGGCCACTGCTCTAGAAGAAGATATTGTTAAGGCAATGATGGCTATTGAGGCAGACTCGGCAAGTGCCTCTGGATCTTGGACAAACATTGTGG